CAGAACAAAATTTGATGCCGCTATTAGCTCAGGGCTTGCTATTATGGCTTGTCATAAAGATTTATATAGACCAAATATCAGAATGGAAAGAGCACCAATTAATATAAGATTTGCTAAATATCAAATCGAAGGATCAACATCAAAAATAATAAAATAGTAATATGGCAGGAGTAGTAAATAGTTTTTTCCCAAGTCAAGTTGCAAGTGACTCTGAGAAGATGTCACGAGACTACGGACTCCAAGTTGGAAGAGCAATTCAAAATGAGTGGTTCTCGAACAACTCTGGTGTAACTAGATTCAGAAGCAATCAAAATACATTCCATAGCTTAAGGCTATATGCAAGGGGTGAACAGCCTATACAAAAATACAAAGATGAAATGTCTATTAACGGCGATTTATCTTATCTTAATTTAGATTGGAAACCAGTACCTATATTATCAAAGTTTGTTGATATAGTTGTTAATGGTATAGCTGATAGATCTTTTGATCTTACTGCTTATTCTCAAGATCCATACGGAGTTAGTAAAAGAACTAAGTATATGGAATCCATTATAAGAGATTTACAAACAGAAGAGCTGAATGTATTTGCTCAAGAGAATTTTGGTATAAATTTATTTGAAAACAATCCAGATAAATTGCCAGACTCTGAAGAAGAGTTAGATTTACATATGCAACTTAGTTACAAGCAAGGTATTGAGATAGCAGAAGAAGAAGCTTTAAGCGTTATGTTTGATGAAAATAGATATGACTTAACAAAGAAAAGATATTACTATGATATAACTACTCTTGGTATTGGCGCTGTCAAAAATAATTTCACAGAAGCGGAGGGTGTAACAGTAGAATATGTTGATCCGGCTTATTTAATTTATTCTTATACAGAGGACCCGTATTTTCAAGATATATATTATGCAGGCGAAGTTAAATTCGTGCCCTTAAACGAGCTTAAAAAGCAGTTTCCAGACCTATCTGAAGAGCAAATGGATCAGATACAATCACAAGGGTCACAAAATTATGGAGTTTGGAATAATAATATAAGTAATACAAACAATAATAATAGGGATCAAAACATAGTTCAGATACTTTACTTTAATTATAAAACTTACATGAACGAAGTTTATAAAGTAAAAGAGACTGCGACAGGTGCTTCAAAAATAATAGTAAGGGATGATCAATTCAATCCACCTATTGAAATGTACGAAGAGCAATTTGGTAAAATGTCTAGATCACTTGAAGTATTATACGAAGGTGTAATGGTATTGGGAACTGATATATTACTTAAATGGGAGATGGCTAAGAATATGATGCGACCAAAAAGTGATAGCTCTAAGGTTAAAATGAATTACGCTATAACAGCTCCTAGAATGTATCAAGGCAGAATAGAATCAATAGTAAGTCGTTGTACTGCTTTTGCTGATATGATACAATTAACACATTTAAAATTACAGCAAGTATTACAAAGAATGATACCAGACGGTGTTTATTTAGATGCTGATGGTATAAATGAAGTTGATTTAGGTAATGGTACAAATTATAATCCTCAAGAAGCACTTAATATGTTCTTTCAAACAGGGTCTATAATAGGTAGATCATTTACACAGGAGGGTGATATGAACCCCGGTAAAGTGCCAATACAGGAAGTTCAAACCGGAAGCGGAGGTCAAAAGCTACAAACACTTATATCTACGTACAACTATTATCTTCAAATGATAAGAGATGTAACTGGATTAAATGAAGCGAGAGATGGCAGCACGCCAGACGCAAGAGCTCTAGTGGGTGTTCAAAAATTAGCGGCAGCTAATTCTAATACAGCAACAAGACATATACTTGATGCAGGTTTATATTTAACAAGAGAAACAGCAGAATGTTTATCTTTAAGAATATCTGACATACTTGAATACCACCCAGCAAAAGAATCTTTCATTCAAAAAATTGGTGGGTTTAATGTGGCTACTTTAGATGAATTAAGGGATTTACATTTGCATGATTTTGGTATATTCTTAGAATTAACGCCCGATGAAGAAGAACAACAACTTTTAGAAAATAATGTACAACAAGCATTATCAGCTGGATTAATTGATTTATCCGATGCAATCGATATAAGAGAAGTTAAGAATATAAAGTTAGCTAATCAATTATTGAAAGTTAGGCAAAAGAAACGTCAGGAAAGATTACAACAAGAACAGCAAGCAAATATACAGGCTCAAGCTCAAGCAAATGCACAGGCTCAACAAGTAGCGGCGCAAGCTGAAATACAAAAAGACCAAGCTTTATTTCAAACTAAGTCTCAATTAGAACAATTAAAAGGTCAAATTGAACAGCAAAGAATAGGTGTTGAAGTTGGCGCTAAAAAAGAATTGATGGCTTTAGAATTTCAATACAACATGCAACTAAAAGGTATGGAAGTCCAGAATGCTAAAGACAAAGAAAAAGAAATAGAAGATCGAAAAGATCAACGTACAAGAATACAAGGTACGCAGCAAAGTGAAATGATTGCTCAAAGAAAAAACGATACACCACCGACTAACTTCGAATCTGGAGGAAATGATACAATGGGAGGTGGATTTGGCTTAGGTGCTTTTGATCCTAGGTAATAATAATAGTAACAATTATATAATATTTTATCATGTCAGAAATTAAAACAGAAGGTAGCTTTAAGATTAAAGCCCCTGAAAAAAAAGAACCAGTAGCTGAACAAGTTAAAGAAGCTCCTGAAGAAGTTAAAGCTGAACCTCAGCCAAAAGTTGATTCCCCGGTTTCAATAGACGAAGAAAGTGGCGGTATTAAATTAGACTTAACTCAACTTAATAAACCACAAGAAGATGCCAATACAGAGCAAGAAACAACAGACGTGGCTTCAGATCAACAAGCCGAACCTGTACAAGAAGTGGAAAAAGAAATACCACAACAACCAGAGCCCGTTCAAGCTGAAGAATCCGTTCTCGAAGAAATAACAGACGAAGAGGTTGAAGAAAAAACAGAAGAGCTAAAAGAAGAAATAGAACAAGCTGTTCAGCAATCACAAGATACCGCTGAACCTTTGCCTGAAAACATACAAAAAGTTGTAGAGTTTATGAATGAAACCGGCGGAAGTCTGGAGGATTACGTAAAGCTTAATCAGGACTATAGTTCTTTAAATGAGAATCAATTACTAAGAGAGTATTATGAAACTACAAGACCTCACTTAGATAAAGAAGATATTGATTTTCTTATGGAAGATAAATTTTCTTATGACGAAGAGGTAGATGATGAAAGAGAAGTAAGGCGTAAGAAGATATCACAAAGAGAAGAATTAGCTAAAGCTAAAAATCATTTAGACGGTTTAAAGTCTAAGTATTATAAAGAAATAAAATCAGGTTCTAAATTAGCGCCTGAGCAACAAAAAGCGGTGGATTTTTTCAATCGCTATACAAAAGAAAATGAAGAGGCAACTCGAGTAGCTGAGAAGCAAACAGAAGTGTTTTTAAATAAAACGAGTAATGTTTTTGGTGATGATTTCAAAGGTTTTGATTATCAAGTCGGAGACAAAAAATACCGTTTTAAAGTTAAAGACGCTAGTTCCGTTAAAGAAAACCAAAGCGATATTAACAATTTTGTCAAGAAGTTCTTGAATGAAAAAAACGAAATGTCAGATGCCAAAGGTTATCACAAAGGATTATTCACAGCTATGAATGCGGACTCAATTGCAAATCACTTTTATGAGCAGGGCAAAGCCGACGCTATGAAAGACAGTATGGCAAAAAGTAAAAACGTACAGATGGGAGCGAGAGGCGTTCATCAAGAAGTTAAAACTGCCAACGGATTTACAGTTAGATCAGTCGATTCAGGAAGCGCCGATTCAAAATTACAAATTAAAACTTTTAAACATTTAAAATAATTTATTATGGCATTTGATGTAGCGCCAGCAACGTTGGCAAATTTAAACCACCTTACACCGAGACCAGTAAAGGGGCTGTTTGGAGATAACTATTTATCTTTAGCAGATATGAGCTGGACTCAACAATTTTTACCTGAAGTTTACGAGAAAGAAGTAGAGAGATACGGTAACCGTACTATCACTGGATTCTTAAGAATGGTAGGAGCAGAGATGCCTATGGCATCAGATCAAGTAGTTTGGTCAGAACAAGGAAGATTACACATAGCTTACGATACGGCAGTATCTAATGCACCTGCAGGAGCAGCTGGTACTCAGACTATCGGTTTACCTTCTCCAGGAGCAGATGGAAAAGTTCCATTATTAGGACCTGGTATGACTATCGTTATTGCTAAAGGTACTGTAACTAACAAAGCATTTGTTAAGTCTGTAGGGGCTTTAGCAGGTGGTGTTCAGACTTACGCTATTGAAGTATATGATAACGCAAACAGAAACCTTACAGTAGCTTTACAAGGAGCAACAAATGGTAACGGTAACTTAAGCTTATTCGTATTTGGTTCTGAATATGGAAAAGGATCTTCATTAGCTGGTAATTCAGTTGATGCATCTTTTACAACTTTCAGTAACAAACCAATCATCTTAAGAGACAAGTATGAGGTTAACGGTTCAGACGTTGCTCAAATTGGATGGGTTGAAGTTACTACTGAAATAGGAACTGGTGGATACTTATGGTACTTAAAATCTGAGCATGAGTCAAGAATTAGATTCGAAGACTACTTAGAAATGAGTATGGTTGAAGCAGAAAATGCAGCTACTCCATTCACGAATGCAGCAGGAGCTACACTTTCAGGTATGCAAGGATTATTCTCTACACTAGAAGAAAGAGGATTAGTATGGTCAGGAACTGATTTTGCAACAGTAGGTGCAGGAACAGGGATCGATGCATTTGATCAAATCTTACAAGAGCTAGATAAACAGGGAGCTATTGAGGAAAACATGATGTTCTTAGATAGAGCTACGTCTCTAGGTATTGACGACATGCTAGCTGCTCAAAATTCTTACGGAGCTGGAGGTACATCTTACGGTGTATTTGATAACTCTGAAGATATGGCACTAAACCTTGGATTCTCTGGATTCAGAAGAGGAGCTTACGATTTCTACAAAACAGACTGGAAATATTTAAATGATTCTACAACTCGTGGATTAATTAACGATATCAAAGGTGTTATTGTACCGGCTGGAACTTCTACAGTTTACGATCAACAATTAGGACAAAACATTTCAAGACCTTTCTTACACATCAGATACAGAGCTTCTGAAGCTGATGATAGAAGACTAAAATCTTGGGTGACTGGTTCAGTTGGCGGAAACTATACAAGTGACACGGATGTTATGAATGTGCATTTCTTATCAGAAAGAACAATGTGTACTCAAGCAGCGAACAACTTCGTATTATTAAAAGCTTAGGCTGACTATCAAGTAGTGGTTACCCTCGTTGAACTGACGGGGGTAATTATTACTCTTATTAACATTTATATTATATTATATCATGGCTAAAAAAGCACAAGCAGAAACTATTGAGGTTGCACCTCAAAAAATAAAAGTACCTGAAGTAAAAAAAGATACTTGGGTAATTAAAGATAGATTATATGAACTTGCTACGGGTAAAGAACCCTTAGTATATTCTATAGCAACAGCGCATTCAAGAGTTAAATCACTACTTTGGTTTGATGAAGAAAAAGGGTATCAAAGAGAATTAAGATACGCAACCAACCAAAGATCACCATTCGTTGACGAACAAAAAGGTCAAGTTATAATGGGGAGAATCATTTTTAGAAATGGTAAATTATCAGTGAAAAAAGAAGATGTTGCATTACAAAAACTATTATCATTATATCACCCAGATTTGGGTTTAATATATAAAGAATATAAACCTCAACAAGTTGCTACTAATGAAGTAGAATGGATTGAGTTTGAATTACAAGCATTGAATATGGCTAAAGGATTATCCCTAGAAGAAGCTGAAGCTATATTACGTGTAGAAGTTGGAGAACAAGTAAATACATTATCATCATCTGAATTAAAAAGAGATGTATTAATATTTGCTAGAAAAAATCCACAATTATTCCTTGAGTTAGCAACAGATGACAATACCCAATTAAGAAATTTCGGTATTAAAGCTGTTGAAGCGGGAATATTAAATTTATCACAAGATCAAAGAACTTTCACTTACGGTGGAAATGGTCGAAAAGTAATGACTGTACCGTTTGATGAGCATCCTTATTCAGCTCTATCAGCATTTTTCAAAACAGATGAAGGTATGGAAATATACAAAGCAATTAAAAAAAGACTTTAATAGTCACCTTATAGTAATAGGCTACTAAACGGTGGCCTATTATTATAATAATAAAAAATAAATTATGGCTGTAAGCGTAGATACTGTATATCAAAGAGTATTAGCAATACTTAATAAAGAACAAAGAGGGTATGTTACTCCTCAAGAATTTAATCTATTTGCTAATCAAGCTCAATTAGATATATTCGAACAATACTTTTATGATATTAATCAGTTTGGAAGAGTACCAGGTAATGATACCGAGTTTTCCGATATGCTTAACATCCTTAATGAAAAGATTAACATATTCGAAAAAAATGGGCCTATGACTTATAGTGCTCAAAACTATTGGACAGCGCCCGCTGATCTATATAGGCTAGGTACTATTGTTTATGCAAACACAGTATCATCCCTTTCATTATATCCAACACCAAATACTGTAGTAAATACAACAACTCTTGTTGAAGCGGAACGTACAAACTACAATGAGTACTTAATGATTAATCAATCCGAGTATTTAAAACCCACTAACTCAAGACCTGTTTTTGTGGCTAGTGATGCTGGCTATAAGGTATACGGTGCAAATGGCGAGTTAATTACCGGTGTAACGTGTAATTATATAAAAGTACCGTCAGAGGTAGCGTGGGGATACCAAATGGTATACGGCGAAGCATTGTATGACGCTACAACCGCTGTTAATTTTGAGTTGCATGAATCAGAAGAAACCGAGCTAGTTATCAAGATATTAGGCTTTGCTGGTTTATCTACTAAAGAAATTCAAATGTATCAAGTTGCTAATAGCATAGAGGCGCAAACTACACAACAAGAAAAACAATAATAGATGGCATTAATAAATAAAACACAGGAAGAATATTATTTAGGACCAGACGGTGTTTGGGATAGTAATGATGAAAATTACGGTGGCTATCAGTTTGTAAGCATATCAGATATTATAAACAATTTTATGGTTATTTATGTTGGCCAAGAAAAAATAATAACAAAAGTTAAAAGAACAGATGTTGCTTTCCATGCTCAACAAGCTATACAAGAGTTTAGTTTCGATACTTTACCACAAGAAAAATCAGTTGAGATTGAGTGTCCTCCTGGTTTATATATGGTTATGCCTCAGGATTATGTTAACTATACTAAATTATCTTGGGTAGATAATAAGGGTATTGAAAGAATAATATACAGAACAGACTTAACTAGCAATCCGCTTCCATATGCACAAGACGGCAATTATGAATATATATTTGATGAAAACGGTGAGGTTGCATATCCTCAACCATCTGAAACATTAAGAAGATGGCAAGAGAACAGCAGATACCCTTTAGGTGATTCTGAGAACGGTTGGAATGCTTGGCAAAATAATCCAGACTTGTTAAATCTTTATGCTTATGGCGGAAGATACGGTATAAATCCAGAACAAACACAATCTAATGGTGTATTTTATATAGATCAAAAGAAAGGTATGATACGTTTTAGTTCAAATTTAGTTGGCAAAATTGTAACTTTAAAATACATAAGCGACGGGCTTGGCTCCG